CTTATCTTTGTTTATTATTATGTATGGATTTGAAGGATTAAAACCAATAATCTCCAACAATGCACTACACAATTCTTTACTCATTTTTTTCTTACCATTTAAGTATGCTGACAAGTTACTAGGTTTTATACCTAATTCCTGTGCATAATAATTCTGCTTAAATGGACTGTACTTAACCAATGCTTTAATAAGCAAAGGTGTATGCTCATCTACCTTCATGTAAAAACTACTCATAAAACCCCCTTTAAATGCTCCAAACCACTAGATTCAGATAAAATACCACTATCATTAAAACAAACCAAACTGCATCTTTAATATCTCTCTTTGTGTAATAACTCATTATTTCTTCTCCTTTTGTTTCTAAATTTTAGGCTCACTTTTGCCTTTCCACCCTTGCAAGTTTTCTTAGTCAAAAGCCTTGTGTGAGCCATACAAGTTTTACCTACTTAACCTTGTTTATATATTTCTTTCATAACATTATCATCTCTAATAATAATATTATCATTTTTTAATTCTTGTATTACACTCCTAACAATTAACCAATTATTGACTTTAATCCTTTTTTCTACTGCAGCCACTATATCTTTCCACTCTATTCCATTAGTAGTGATAATTTCTAATAATATATTTTTTATTTTAGTTTTCATTTTAATCTCCTTAACCTTATTTATTTATTTAATGGTTTTACACTCCAATCTTCAAAGACTTGATATTTAAAATTAAAACTTACTGTTAATATATTTTTTTCAAAATCACCATAATCTAAGATTTCATAATTACCATTATTTAATTGACCACCTTCAATAATTCTACTGTCATCTTCATCCATCATAAATAACACATCTTTATCTTTTGCTATAACTAATAATTTTACTTTTTTCATTTTAATCTCCTATTATTTTTTAACCCCTTAACCTTAACTAAAGTTAATAGGATTTGTATAACAAATACAACACCTTTTTTATATCTTTTTTTATTTATAGAGGAGAAATAATTATAATAAATATATAATATATACAAAAAAGGCTCAATTAAGAGCCTCTTTTGTCGCTGTATGTCGATTGTATCAGAAAACCTCAGTAAGAACTAAGGAGGTTGAAAACAAGTTGTTAGCCACTTGTTTGAAGGTAGGTTTGTTAGTTATCACACACTTTGCAAACTCTAAATTGTCTGCATCTTTATCAGGACAAAAGAGAAATGGAATCTGCCCATCAAAAGTCAAGCCAAAGAAACTTCCTAGACTTGTATCAAATGTGTGTTGATTAGTATCAATATCATAAGTAAAAAATTGGTTTTCATTATTGTGGTTGTTAAACATATTAGAATCTTGTATAAAACTTAAGCTGACTTTCCAAGTTCTTCTACCACTATGACTTACTGGTTTATAATCTATTCCTGCTTGTTTGCCTAATGTCCATGCAGGTAGATCTCCCCAAGACTCAGAGCCTAAGTAATTAACATTAATAATTGTGTTGCCACCAACAGTTCTATTTCTTTTAAAACCATCATTATCTTTCATAATGCTTACTTGTAAATCAAAACTATGCTCAGGCTCAAACCATCTACCAAATGTTACTGCACCTATATCTATAGTTTTTTTCTCACCTTCTGTTTCACCAATTACATCATCTGTTAAAAAAGACATACCATACTTATTTATATTATCATTAGGGTCATGTGGCTCAAAAGTATCAACTTCCCATAAAGAATAGCCATTGTATTCAGGTACATCTATATTATAATTTGCTATTTTTGTAATTTCATCTTGGTAAAATTGTGTGCCATCTTCTAAACCAAAAACTAATCTAATTTTAGATATATCATTTAAGCTGTTATCTTTTAAGTTATTTGTATTATGACCTAATATACCTGCATACAAACCTGAACTTGTAGAACTTGTAGCAGGGTCAAGTAATAATTTTTTTATCTCTAGATTATTATTGCCTGATTGTAAAAACCTAAACCAAAACTTAAAGTTTCTTGTGTTGGGAACTATTTCAAAAGACTGAAGTGCTGCAGGATCAAGATTCCACACAGAATCTACATTATCACTTTCTAAACCTTCTTTGTCACTTTCATAAAATGATTTTAATTTTAAATAACTGCCTATGTCACAATAAAACCTACACTTACCAACTGTTCTTTTAGCCATGCTTTCTCCTAAATCTTTGACTTATATATTTTTTTGTGTATTACTTTGTTTTTTTCTACTTCTTCAGGCTTTCTGCCATCACTATTCCATTTTCCATCACTATCAAACCATGTAGTCTTGTCAATTTTTACAATAGATGCTATATGCAATTCTTCTTCCCAATTTGCAAATTTAGCATTTGTTATTTCTAGTGTGCCTATATAATTAAATAATTTTTCTCTAAGTGGTGTTTGTGCTAAACTCCATATGATAATTTTGTTTTGACTTGTTTTCATTTCCCAACCATCAGATAAACAATTTATGCCTTTGAAACTACCACTATAATCTAATTCTAATGCTGCTATTTCACCATTACCTTCAAAATAAACAACACCATCACCATATTTAATTTTTCCAAGTGTTGAATTTGTTATGTTTTTTCTGTTTATTAAATCTTTCATGCTGTTAATCCTGTAAAATAAAATTAATCATACCTACTATATCTAATATATTTACTTGACCATCTTGGTTAAAATCTGCTTGTGAGGCATATTGCACATTCCCTTCTAAAAGAATATTAACTAAACCAACAATGTCTAACACAGTAACTTCACCATCACCATCTAAATCTCCTGCTACAGGAGTATTTAAATATGATAATACAGGTGAATAAATCCAATCTTTCCATATTAGTGTATCTTGACCTATATGATGTAGCTGTGTAGCTTGTATTTTTACCCCTTTAAGGTCTTTTTTTATGTCATGTATAATAAACAAAGGTAAAATGTATTGACCACATCTAATAGGCATATCTTCTTTGTTTTTTAACACATAGTTTTCACCATATATTTTTTTATCTAATATCATTTTGTCAAACTCTATTAAATCACCAATTTCTAAATTGTAATACTTTAATGGTAGCTGTATAGTTGCCTCATTATGCACATTATAATTCCACCCAAGCATAAACTCTGCACTATGTTCTGCTGTGCTTAATTTTCTAATAAAATTATCTTCTATAATTTCTGTTGTATCATCATGGTTTATTAGTAAAGTAGTTTTATCAAATTTTAACCCATAATAGTTTATTTTATCCTCATCTGTATATTGAAAACTATCTAATTCACCAAAACTTCTTGTGACATAGTATGGATATATATCATCTGAAAGCAACTTATATTCTTCAACATATTTGCTCATTCCATAGTCTTTTTTGTATTTATAGTCTATTTTAGTTTTTACATCATCTATAGAGTTTCTTGAAAAAGAATATGATAGTATGTCTTTTTCTTTTATAGTTCCAATTTTTTCTGTTCCTTTATAAGTATTTTTAATATTAAAAAAAGATAATTTATCATTTGAAAATATTGGTATACATTTTGAAGATTTAGATATTTCTTGCAGTAACTTTTTACCTTCTATTTGATCAATTACACTAAATCCTAGTTTCCAGTCAAAGTGATTTTCTCTAGCTTCTTGTATTTTGTTAGCATTTATAGGCTTATCATAGCCAAGTTCTTGCTCAGATAAATGAAACATAACATCTACAGGGTTTTCTATATATACACCACTTTCATTAGGCTGATAATCTTCCCCACTATCAGGTGGGTAGTAATCCAATTCTATATCAAGAGCATGCCCTGAGTCTATATTGCAAGTTTTAGCTTCATACCATTTTTCATTATCTTGCAAATCTGCAAAAAGTGTCTGAAATTCAGCACCTACAGAGTTATCTATTTCATTGTATACCACATAAATTGTGAAAGAATCTTGCCCTAGTGTTTGTGATGTATATGTAAAAGGCATACTTACTGTTTCACCTAAACCTATTTGTATTTGTGTGCCATAAGCACTTGGATTTTCAAAATCAACTTCACCATAATTAGAAGCATCATCTATATAATTAAAACCAATTTCACTTAAAACAGGCAAAAGACTAGACAAATTATTATCACTTGAATTTGGATTGCCATCTATATCAAAATCATTTCTATCAAACACATACACAGATGCAGTTCCTGCAAAATCTGAAAACTTTAAATCTATAGTTCCATTAATTGTTTGACCTATTACTGAATCAGCAGGTAGTGTGTAAGACTGCACTATTGGCTGTAAATCCATAGAAATATTTCCTACCATGAATAAATCCATCTTAATGTTTACATAGTCAGAGTTATGATTATTTGAACTAAAATCACCCCTAAGTGTATAAACATCAGGTGATGTAAATTGTACATCAAAACCAATACCTATTCTTTGTCCTAGCAAATCATTTTTAGGTATAGTTAAATCACCACCATAATTATAAATATTACTACTTAACATTTGTGTAGTTTGATTTTCAAGAAGTGGATATGGTGAGTTGCTCCAATCAGATCCATCTACAGTTCCACCTGTTATAGTAGGCAATATTTCATTGTCTACATTAGCAAAATATTCTTCATCATTATTAATAGAGCAATCACTTCTTAAATTTAATTGTTGTAAAAAACTGCCACCTAATGTGTTTACAAATAATTCACTCCAAAAATTGTTCCTTATTTTTATATAAGCATATTTTAAAAGATTAGTGTCTGCATCTAAATCATAACTTAAAAAGTCATAAGTCTGCACTTTTGCACCATTACTTGCACCACCACCACCTAAATCTGTTGCTGTTGGGTCAAATTCTTCCCATATTGTTGTCCATTTACCTTGTGTTCCACCATTGCCACAAATCCAAGCATAAGGGTAACCTCTCATTCTTTGTGCATATAAATGACTTTGAGCATTAGGTGTGTGAAATCTTAAACAACCATCATTATTTTCATCATAACTTGACCAATCATCAAAAGATGAATCTGTGTTGCAGTTACTAGCTCCTGTTCCTAATATTATGCCACCTTTACCTTTTGTGCATAATGCAAATACACTTGTTGAGTTTTGGTTTTCTATAGCATCTATCATAGCTGTAGATACTTCTGATTCTACATCATAAGTGTCTGCAAAACTTATTCTTAATATAGAGTCACCAAATGGGTCAATTCTATTTGTTTCTACATATTGACCACCTTCATGTTTTACCCAATCTAATTTTAACTGACTAGACATTAATAACCACCTTTGCTAAAAGTTTTGCTTTGTTTTTTTATAGGTTTTTTAGGTGTTTGTTTTACTTTTGTAGGTTTTGTTCTTATAGCAGTTGGTCTTGCTTGTGATTCCATAACATTTCTTGTTGGTCTAAATCCACTTGCTTCAGTTGTTAAAGTAGTTATGGATTCTGTGTATCTCATATCACTATTGTCTAGCCTACCAAAAGCATGGGCATACAATTTAAACTCACTAAAGTCATCAAGTATTACTTTCTTTTGAACTTGTAAATCATTTATTTTGACATACTGAAGTGAGCCACCTTGCTCAAATGCTACCCATGAATCTCTGTGTCCATTATAACTATAATTTGTTATAGATAAATCAGTACTGGTCATATTTGTTGTTTGTACCCTCCATGTAGATACACCTGTTGAGTTTGCTGTGTAATCCAAATTTTCTTCTTGCAAATCCTCTGTTCTTACACTAGCACTACCTGCAGAATGATTGTCAGATACAAAAAAATTAAAAGGTATAGTCTTAAATAAACTAGGCACATTATCAAAAAAGTCTTTGTAAACACCAAAATCAATGTTGTGTGTTGTTCTAGTTCTGCATGGCACTATATCTTTTGGATCTGTGTACTCATCAGCACTTGTGTCTAGCAAAGATGTTCTAAGCTGAACAACTATTTTTGATTCATCAGGCATATTATCAGTTTCACAAT